CGCTCTCGGCACTTGCGACCATGGCGTACTCATACCGCGGGACAGGGAAGCCTGGGACAGGAACCGACAACGCGGTGATCAGCTCGAGCCAACCATTCTCGCGGCGCCAGTCGCCCGAGGGCGGGTTGGCCAGCATGTCGCGCACGCGCTCTGCCGGGCAGTCCGAGCGGACGACGCCGGAGAGCCAGATCCCGTACTTGCCGTCGGTGGCGCGGACGAAGGCGCCCACGAGGGCCGACTTGTCGTAGTGCTTGGTCGCATCCGCGCCCGAGTAGTCGACGCTTGCGTGTCCGTCCTTGGCGCTCTCGCCGACAACGATGCGGCCGACGTCGACGAACTCGCCCTCCTTCGTCCTCAGCGTCCCGACGTGGAAGAAGGAGTAGTTCGTCCGAGAGGGCTTCGCGAGCACGCACTCGTTCATGAAGCCGTGATGGCACTGATCCCAGGTCGCAAGGTGGCCCATGATCCGGCCATCGTCCATCACCGTGAGCGGGAACTTGCCATCCGTCTCCGGGGTGTAGAACCAGTCCTTCGGCGGGGCGATCGGTGCGATCCCAGCCGCTGCTGCGGTGATCGAGCGGGCGATCAGGCTCACGTTTGCAGATGCCGATGCGGTGACCGAATCGGGTTCGCTGACGATCCTCATGGTGGCGTCCGCGAAAGCCGAGAACGAGCAGAGCGTCGCGCCCATAATGTCGCCCTCTATGCCAATGTTGTACTCACCGTTCGCGTAGCGCTCGAAGTCGATCTCGCTCTCCGGGACTTCCGCAAGCGTCTTGGCATCGAGCAGGACGCGGCGCGTCGGTGCGATGTCGACCGATACGTGCCGCAGGACCTCGTCCTCGACCAACTGTGCCGCGGCCGGCCCCATCTCGAGGTCGGAGAACTCGCCGGCGCCCATGATCGCAATGACGCCCTCGCCGAGATCGGGGCGATCCACCCGCCAGATCTTGGTCAGCTTCCCGCAGATCTCTGCACCATCATGCCCCTCGGCTGTGGCCGTCTGGATCTTGAGGGAAAGTGGCAGATCGCGGTTCGTGATCTTGCCGGCGATCAGCACGCGCCCGTCCGAGGTTGCGAGTCCCTCGTAGGCCAACTCGCTCTCCCAGGTCGGTAGCGACATGTCGGGCTCCTCGACGCCACCTTCACCAGCATCCTCCTCCGGAGACTCGGCCTCGGCCATGTCCATACCGCACTGGTCGCAGACCTTCGCGGAAGCATCGTTCATCGCGCCACAGTCCGGGCAGGCGCAGTCTTCCTCTTCCTCCTCGCCTACCTCGACCTCGACCTCGACGGACACGCCGGCCTCGACCGCGCCCTCAGCTGCGAGCTTGGTCTTGCAGGCCAGGCACTCCTTGGCCCCCATCGGCACTTCCGCGCCACAGTTTGAGCATGTGGTCTTCTTGGGCGCCAGTTCGATGGTGTTGGTGGTGTTACCGCTCGTATTCGCCGACGTCGTAACCGTCAAGGTCGGCTGAAAATCAGTTGCTGACATTGGAAGCCTCCCTGGCTCGCTCGAACTGAGCGGCGAATCCGCTCGGTAATGCCGGATGATCCGACTTGAATATCGTACGCGCAGCGTAGGACTCCACCATCTCGGAAATTGCCTTGGCCTGGACGATTGCGTAACCCCAATCGACAAGGAGCGTCTGCAGTGTGTCTGCGCCACCCTTGACAAGGTTGAGTGGAGCAAGCGATAGGCGGTCGATCATCTCGGGACCGACAAACGCGGCGAGAGTGGCGTTGGGTTGGCCGTTCACTCCCTCGAAGCACTCCGGGCAAGACTTCTCCTTCTGCCTGATCCGAATCCCAGCCAGTTCTCGGCAGCGTGCGAGCGCCATCTCGGCCGCTCCCATCTCGAGTGCTGCGGAAACAACCCGCGTCTTGCGACCCGAGTCACCTTCTGCTCCAGGCGGAGGAGGACTTATGGAAGGATCGACGGGAGCCGTGGCGGGAGCTTCGATTCCCAGGATTCCCTCGTTCTTGAGCTTGATCGCCAGATACTCGTCGTGCTCCTCTTCGGTCTGCTTGTACTCCTCGGGAATGTTCTTCAGCTTGCGGTAGCCCCTGCCGCCAATCTGGCCGCGATCGTGTGCGGCATCAGCATCGGCGGACTGATCTGCGGGAACAACGACCGCCGACTCGTCCCAGCCGATAACGATGTCTTCCCAGTTCTCGTAGCCGCCCTTTCGCAGCCCGGGGCGCAGGTAGGCATCGTTGATGTCCCCTACGTACTGATCCGCGATCCCGGTTCCGTGTGAGCGCCACATGTCGTCCAGGATCTGCTTGGCCGCCCAGTGGTTCGCCGTCGCAAGGCCCATCAGGTACTCGGCCGGGAAGTCCATTCCGCGCGCCATCCGCTCGACTGCTTCCTTGCGAAGGTCGCGTTCCATGTAGTCGTTCTGCACGTCGTGCAGCTTGACCATCCTGATTCGATCGAGGAGCTCGTATGCCCCCCAGATCACCCATGGCGCCGCAGCACCAGCGCTGCCAGCAGCCTCGATCTGACTCTCGAAATGTTGGAGCATCTCGTCAACGAACGGGTCTGACTCTTCGTCTTCGTCACCTGTCACTTCGGCCGGCACTGGAGCCATCTCGGTCGGCATCACCAGAACACCGGCAACCGTGCGTGATGTGGCCGTCGCGCGAACAGCAGCAGTGAGGATGATCAACTCTTCGGCTATATCGAGCACGCTCCGCATTGGTGAGTCGGCCTCGCCGCTTCGTCTTGGGTGCGGCGTCCACATCCGGAAGACGCGAGCCTGACTTGACGAGTATTCGACCGGATCGATGTTTCCCATCGGCTTCCAGATGATCGTCTTCACATCGTCGCCGACTCTCTCGACATCAATCTCCTCGTTCCAGACGAACTGCCAGTACTCCTCTTCCGTGTCGATGTTTAGACCGAGGAGGTTCCCTTCTCCCGTTGTGAACATCAGCCGCCCGTAGTTTCCAAGGATGCCCTTGGAAGTGCCATCCTTCCCCTTCAGGCGAGCGAGCATCTCAACGGGCAGCCCGCTCGTGATCGGTTCGATGGTTCCGTCGGATCGGAGCGTCCCGGGGAAGATGCGCAACGGGCGCAACATCCTGGCGTAGAAACGTGACGAGTACGCGAGTTCCGGGACGAGGTCAAGGTAGGCGAGAGCCCGTTTCTGCCACGAGAGCGCCTTGCGATTGAGATAGGCGCTATCACTCGAGCGACCCGTGTAGCTGGCAGCGGACGCGACGAGCGCCGACCGCGGGCGCGTCAGAGGGAGAGCCAAGTTCTACCTACTTCTGATCGACTGGAGCTGGGCGAGGAGCCAGCGGAAGCTTCTTCTTCCCACAATTGCACAAGATGTGTCTCCTCGGGTTGAGAAAGGATGCGTCGGCGAGATTGTAGAGCAGAGACGGGACGCCTCCGGTTAGTCGCCCGAGAAGTACTCGGTCAGCCCCACGGCGGCGCTTATGGCAAGCGGTACCGATAACCCTGTCGTCCATTCCGGTTGCCATAGCCAGAGCAACCAGATAACCACAGATATATGGAACCCGAGGCAATAGGGACATGAGATGAACTTCGCCAGCTCGATCCGATACCCATCGGGAATTGTTTCTCCCTCTTGCCACTTATTTGGCAGCCGAACGATCTTCCGGCGTGGGATTTGAAAGATCTCATCCTCGGAAGCCAAGCGCCAGATCCGAAACGCGGCGAGCGCAAGAATTGCGAATTCCCACCAACCCGGGATCTTCATGATATGGCACGCGGGTTGGCAAGCGGGTCTATGGTCCTCGTCCAATCAAGAGTCATCTCCATGCCTTCATAGAGAGACACCTTGGGTTCCCAGCCAAGTCTCCGGAGCTTCTGCACCGAGAGACGCTTGACAACGGTCTGCTGCGCGGGCGCTTTGATCGCTTCGATCAAGCCCTTGTCAGCACCGGTAAGGGTGCAGATGAGTTCGGCCACATCCTGCATGAGGATGCTGTCGTCATCGCGGCCGATGTTGTAGACGCCGTCGCTCTTCTCCATCACAAGACGGATTGCCCTGACGGTGTCTCCGATCCAGCACCACGAGCGCTCGGCTCCGATATGAACTGGTATCGGCAGGCCATGCTGGGCCCGCAGGAGCAGGTTTACGATGGCCGACCTTCCACCCGGGCCGTATGTGGATGAGATGCGGAGTACAGTCAGGCCATTGGGTGCATAGAGGAGGCCGAGGGACTCTCCCATCAACTTACCCAGCGCATAGGTGGTCTGCGGGAGTTCAAACGGGCCCTCCTCGGTGGAGACGGCTCCTCCGGTGTCACCGTAGATCTCGTCCGTCGAGGCGTAGATGAGTCGAACCCCCAACTCGCCGCATGCCTTGGCAACCTCGGCCGTCACGCCGGCGGTATCACCAACCGTCTTGAATACGGAGTCCTCGCCAAGTAGGCCGCTACTCTCGCCCTCGAGATGGATCAGTACCTCGGCCTTGTGACTTGCGATCGCCCGGCGCACGTCTGTAGCACCGTCGATCCCGGAGACGAGATGACCGGCGTCCTGCAACTCCCGGTCCAGATGACTTCCGATGAAACTGGATGCCCCCGTTATAAGAACCCTCATGTTGTCCCCCTCCCTTTCTAGTAACCGTCGCTGTAAAGCCGTACCGGAGTTTCGAGCTCGTGAACTTCTTCCTCCGCCTCTGTAGGTGAAAGATAGATGTCGGGCCAGATGTCCGAGCCTATCCTCTGCCTCCAGTAGCGGAAAGTCTTCTGCGAGTTGCCCCGATTCCTTGAGTTGGCAGAGACGTGGACCATGTAGTGGGCATCGGGAACCATGACGGCAGTCGACCCCGCCTCCATACACTTTGCCAGGAGTGCCCAGTCCTCGTACAACTCGTACTCATCCCATCCCCCAACGCTCTCGAAGATGCTTCTTCGCATCAGCGTTCCTATCACCATCCAGTTGCCCGTCTTGATGTCGATCTCCGGCCAGAACCTCGGAGTGGAGAACTTCTTCCCGGCCCCGTATCGAATAGCCGGAGTAAGCAGGTACGGCCCCTCGCCCAGATTGTCCAACGCGGCCTTCATCGCATCTGCGAATCCAGGTGCAAGTTCATCATCGGCATCTAAGAACAGTAGGTTATCTCCACTTGCTTTCCGGGCACCAGCATTGCGCACCTCGGCGAGGGTCATGTCTGGCTCATGGATCAGGATCACTTCGGAGAATCCCTGATCGACAACAGAGGGAAAGGCTCTCATCTTTCCAAGCGTCTCCCAGTAGATGCTCCCGAAGGAAGCGATTATGACTGAGGTCTCGTTCAAGCCCAGAGCATCCGGCGCTGGATGAACGTGATCCTGTCTCTACCGAAGCTGGAAAGACCGAGTTCGTACGTAGCGTCCATTGGCCCTCTATTCCAGTGTGGGTGATTGTGCCGCACGATCGACTCTCGGGAGAATGCCCAGACGCCCCGGGCCTGCGCCAGTTTGACCAGCTCCTGGTCAACGAATTGATGAGCATACGCCCCTGAGAACACGGTACCCGGACCATCCATCGAAGCTCCTGGATCGTCGCAATAGGAGCGGGCGATCAGCGTGTGGGTGGAGTGCTGGCCCGAGATAACCGACGGGTTTCCCTCGTCATTGGTACCGATCACCAGGGCGCCAGACCCGGACAGGTGGAGTGCTGCCAGATCCCAGCCGGGCTCGAACTCGATGTCTGTCGCTCCCTGGAAGATCCACTCACCTTCCGTCGATGCGTAGCCGAGGCCTATCTTCTTGGCGAAGTCTCCTGCTCCGTGCCCCCAGGTGGCAACCAGTGTCTCGGCTCCCGAGGCCTCGCATGCTTCGCGCGCCAGGATGTCATGTGGAGAACAGACGAAGGTCACGTGATGATCCACTACCGTCGCCGAGGCAATGCTTTCGAGCAAGGGTTCGATCTGGTGGGCACGCCCGAGAACTGGAACAATGATCTCGATCAACCTTCGTCGTCTCCCCAGATCATCTCGGCAGTCTCTTTGATCCATTCATCGGAGTACTGATTTGTCCAGAAGTTTCGATGCTTCTGCTCTACCTTGGCCGAGTGCTTGAACGATCTACAGACGGAACAACGTGGATCAACATTCTCGTTTTTGGCCCGCCTGAGTTGTCGCGCTCCCAGTACTCGCGTCTCTCCGCAATCAGGGCACCTGACGTAAAGAGAGATGTCTCTTTCCATTAGCGCGCTCATCTAGATGCGACTGATCTACGTTTTCTGCTCGTTGCCGATGATGTCCGGAGTGGGCGAGTCTGTTTGTTGCGTAGCCAGTTGATGACCTGTGACCACGAATCGCAGTTGTGCACCAAAATGCCGTCGGCGAAGTAGGTGCCGTCAGACGTCTTCAGGTTGTACACGGGGACGATCTCCCCGATACCCGTATTTACCGAACTCCATTTCGAGCGCGTGTTGTCGGTGCCACTCTCTTCCCTCGGGGCTTTGGTGCCATGAGACAGTGAGATGGCGGATCTTCTCGAGATGTGCAAGTTGCTCAGGAGATCTTCCCCGCTCGGACCGTTCGGTGAAGTGCCTCTAGCAGCGCATGCAGACTCCGCAAGTAACTGCCTCTCGATCGCAGCCATCCTCAATGCATCGCATACCAGCAACGTATCATCATGCGCGATGTTCGTAAAGTCAACCCAGCCTCGTTGAGTGAAAAAAGGGTGTCGGGAGGTAGCTCGGAGCCCGAATCGTTCTATGACAATGCCCTCTCCCGTGCTTCCCGCGTGTTCGACTACGGCCCATCCAGTCTGAGAAAGAACACTGTCACCCGCCTTCACATCTTCGATCGCAATCGGGCCATCAGGACGCATTACGAGTGTCCCGGCTGGGAAACACTGATCGTCGTACTGGGAGTTGGGAAATTGGGATAGTTCATGAACAAAATCAGCAACATCTGCCGGGGTATCTCCTGCTTCATATGTCGGAGGTCTCCAGGGAGGTCCGTGTCCTGGCAGGAAACAATGTCCGGAGGAAAGGGAATCGGATGCGGCATCCGCACGCATGGTCTTATCCCCATCCTGCTGTGGGTTGATCTTCGTTACGCCCGTTAACTCCATTTTTAGATCGGTGATCATTTCCGATCCATAGCCGGTGTTTTCAATCAAAATCACGTGTCTGGCCCTAGGCCAAGTACGCCGTGCCCATTGGGCCATTTCCCTTGCTGTGCGCTTGGCTATGGGATAGCTCATCTTGCCTTTGCGAAGATCAAGAAGGTAACGCTGCACCCCATGGATGCCCCAGGCCTGAATCGCGACGTTGTCGTTGGTTTCCTTATCTTTCTGAGGGCAATCAAGGCTCATGACGACCATGCTGAATTTTGGCAGCTGATCCCATTCCTCCTTCGAGCGAATGCGCGGATCGTAGAAACGCCACCATTCCACCTTGAGCAGATCTCCCTCCTTTGCCGCCGGGCGCTGCTGTAGCTGGCCGGCCGCGCGGTGCGGAGTCAGGGAGGCGGCGAGTGAATTGGATGCCTTCTCGTCTCGTTGCGCCGGCCAGAGGAGCTCTCCTTCTTGGGTGCGAGGGTCTTCAGGCCAGACGAAGGGATGACTCGGCTCATAGCGCTCGGGCAGGCAGAGAATTTCCCAGTCACCACCGTCCCGGGTGGATCCATCAAGGTCAATGAGGTGCTCCGAGAGGTCTAACGGGTGCAGTCTTTGATTGATCAGGACGCGAGCATGCTTGAATCCGATGTCAAGACCACGGGTAACAACCGTGCCGTCATACCAATTGTTCGTCGCGTTCAGGGTGGCCATCGACGTGGCATCGGCTTCCTTGGCGTTGATCGGATCGTCGATCAGGATCCGGTGGCCGTGCTCTCCCGATCCAGTCGACTCGGGAGCGGTCGCAAGACGGGTTCCGCCTCGGTCGTTACTGAAGTAGCCCTCGGCATCTCTGACGAACTTGAACATGTGGCCCCACCGTTCCTGGTACCAGTCGCTCATCATCAGGTCGCGACTTAGAGCCGAGATACGACCAGCGAAGCGCGTCTCGTAACTCGCCCCCCAGTAACGCAGCCACGGCCGCGTCGTCCATTCCCAGGCTGGCCAGAAGATGCTCACAATGCTCGTTTTCGACGTTCCCGGCGGTATCCATATTTGCAAACGGTGGATCTCGCCGGCACTTACGGCTTGGAGCTTCTCGCAGATTGCCTCGATGTGCCAGTTATGCACATAGGACTGCCCCGGCTTAAAGCTGTCCCAGCCGCTCCTGATGAAGTGAACAAGGCTCTCCTCGCACTTCGCGGCATCTTCGGTGCGCTCGCGCTTTTCCCGGGCTCCGTACATCGACCGCAAGAGATCGGAAGGGATGTGAGACTCGGGCGAGGCGCTCACAAGGTTTGGGCTTTGATCTTTGGGCGCTTCTTCATCTCTCGTTCCAGCGCCTGCTCGACAGCCATCCAGTTTAGATCCATGTGATTACCGCGACGAGCGAAGCGATAGTGACCAGCGCAGAGATCTACACCTCCGGAGTAGAGCGGAAGTCCGTGTCGCTTGAGATCAACGTCGACGGTGAAATCTGCCTCGTTCGGACAGTCGTGCCAGTAACACTTTCCGCAAATATGGCAATCATCCTTTGAGGCCACGTTTGCGCTCTTTCTTTTTCTTCTTCTTCTCTTTTGGCCAGGCCGCGAAGCCAACTGGCCTCTTGTTGGACTCCAGTGGGTGGACTGTGATCGTCGGCTCAGTCATTGCCTGGCCCGATTTGCCCAAGCTCTTTTTCCTCCAGAGTGCGAATCATCTCGTCGAGCATTTCCGGAGGTAGATCAGCGAAATGGCGCTCGGCCAGCATCCTGATCGCACCGCCGTCGATCCCGGTCACTTCATGCCTGCTTGTCATCAACGCTCGCGCCTCCTCGAGGTGAATCATCATCTGATCCTTGAGGGCACGATAGTCTCCGGCGAATGCCTGGCGCGTAGCCTCGGCCCTGAGATCCTCTTTGTAAGCGGCGTAACCCTCGTCCTTTGCTTCGCGAAATGCTTCCGCGAAATCGGGATCCTGCTTCGTGCGACGATGAATTTGGGTGATTGAAGTCGGTGGATCAAGCTGCTTTGCAGCGGCGGAGGCCATCACTCCGTCTCGGACGAACTCGAGGAACTGCTCCAGTTGGTCGTTGCTCAGATAGAGGGACTTGGTATAGCCGCAGGCCGTTTCGTGTGCGCCGCTTTCCCTTCTGCCACCTGACCAGATCAGCGCTCTGTCCCTATCAAGCGGCCCTCTCTCCTCCACGGCATCGTCATAGGCGGCAGCGAAGTCAGGGTCGTAGTTCTTGCTCCCGATGGTGCAGATGCGACGGAATCGCGTACCTGTAAAATCGGGATTGATTCTCCAGGCGGCGGTCGCCCTGTCGTCACCCTCTCGGATGTACTGCAGAAACCGTTCCTTCTCTTCTGGCGTTGGCAACATGACGACAATGGTAGAGGCCAGGGGTGACGGAGTCGTAAATCAGAGTAAGATGAGCGCGTGAAGGTTAGACGCTCATTCGCGAAGCCACGTTTTTCGGCGTCCTTCCCAACGTCGGCCCTAACGGTCACAGACGATTTTCATCGCCCCGACGAAATACCAATCGGGCCCCCGTGGCAAATTGGGTTGGAGTGGTTTCAAAACGAGGCCGCAATCATCTCCAACCAGTACGTGTCACAGGACCGGACGACACTATGGGACGGTGGCGCTAATTACCCTGGTCAATGGGACAACTTCGAGGCGATAGCTCGACTCGGGACGGACATTTCGACATTCGACGGCACCGCCTTTGTCGAACTCGGCTCGGGAATCGTGAGCGCCTTCCACATCATGGGCGTCTACCTTCAACCTTTCTCGGTTGTTATGAAGGCGCATGGTCGACCCGACTATCCCTCGGCCATTGTCGCGTCCATCGGCGACCAGATTGGGATGAGGGTGGGCGGGTCGGTGATGTCAATGTGGTATTGCCCCGTAGCGACGGGAGCCTGGGAGAAAAGAGCGGAGGATGCGGTGGCCGACCACCATGTCGATGTTCTCAGCCTGTACACATACGCAGACGGGGCTACACGCGGCCCGATTGGTGTAAGCGAGTTCAGAATCGCCGAGATTGGGGACCTGATCCCGGCACGAGGTCGCATCACTGCCCGGAGGACTGCCTGGTGATCTCCTTTCTCGGTATCACGATAATGAGCACCAAGACACGGATGGCCTACCGGGAACTCAGCAACAAGTCCTATGCCCTTCACCAGACACTCTGGTATACAGATGACTTCTGCCAGTCCGAGGCGCAGGCGGTAATCAGGATGCTTGATGCCGAACTATCGGAGGCGCTGAGTTATGTTCCCGCCTCAGACATCTCTCCATCACCAAATCGTGAGCGCCTGTTGCGCCAGTCGGAGCGCCGCTAGGGCTGCGTATTCGTAGCTCAGTTCGATCAGAATTGACTTGCGGCCATGTGCGCGGGCGGCGACCGCCGTCGTCCCAGAACCCGCGAAGCAGTCAATGATCGTACCGCCGGCGGGAGTTGCCAACTGAACCAGGTGCTTGGCCAGGTCAAGGGCCATGGGAGCCGGGTGCGGGTTGCCCTTCTCCTTGCCGGTGTTGGTGGCAATGAAGGAACGGGGGCGAGCTCCAAGCGGATTTAGCTCTCTGCTCTCCTGCTCCTTGTGCTGCCCCTTTACCGCTCCGGAATTCTTCCACTTGCGGCTCATCCTGGCGATGCTCTCCGCGGCGTAGGGAGTTCTTATCTCGTCCGTGTTGAAGTTGTCGCCCAGGAGGAAGACGTATTCATGTGAATCGGCCAACACCTCTCCGCGCAAAGGGTTGGCATTTTTCTTGATCCAGCAGAGCGTGTCCCTAAGTTCCCAACCGGCCGCGCTTGCTCTAGAAAGAAGATCAACCCACCAGAGGCTCTCGATCTTGTTTCGCCATAGGCGCCCGACGTTCAAGAGCATTGGCCCAGACACAACGCGCCGCAGTTCGGTGAAGATCAACAGGAACTCGTCCAGGGAGGGAGAGTCGTACTCCGGCCGGGCGTCAAGGTACGGCGGCGAAGTAACGGCTGCATCGGCGCTGTTGTCCTCCATCTCGCGCAAGATGCCCAGGCAATTTCCCTGGTAGATCTTTAGGTCTTCGTCGTCGACCAGAGGAGTTAGCACGGGACGCCGGCGTTATTAGCGGCAAGGGCTGCATGGGTTATCGCCAGCGCATCACAGCCATGCTCTGTCCATTCTCTTGTCGCCCCGAACTCGGATGCCCAGGCCATCACCTCCTCCTTAGTGGCACCTCCCGAAAGCCCTACGAGTTTCTTCCACTCATTTGCCTGGAAGTCCTGGATTACAACGCCTGCTGGAACAAGGGCGAGAACGGCTCCAATGACAAGGCCCTGCGCCCAGATGACGCTCGTCCTGGCTCCGACTGGACGTTCGATCGCGAGGAGGACGATGTCTTCCCAGTACGACTGGTGAGGGAGAACCTCCTTCATACTTCGCGCCGTTTCCCATCCCTTTTTTCCGCCGGGAAGCTGGTGCCATTTGATGGCCCCTGTATCAAGGTCGACCGTGACGATGTCGAGGTGCGTGGCCGCCACATCTAGGCCAGCGAATAGCATCAGCCTGTGTACTCCGCTTCCGCGAGACAGGCCGCGATTTCTGACTTCCAGTACGGGCCGTCCGCGGCCGTGTCCATGTGATCCCATTGAAAAAGGCGCTGCAAGAGTTCTGCGTATCGGGCGGCACGACTCTCCGCCGCCTCGGCTCGAGCGCGGAGGTCGTCGAGATACAAGCTCTTCCTGTTTACCGTTTCACTCAACGCCGCAACTCCTGTTGTGCTTTAGCCCGCTCGATGTCTCGGTTAACTGCCTCCCGGACCAACTGGGAGAGGGTGATCTTGCGATCTTCGGCCGCTTCCTTCCAGAGTTCGAGCATCCCCTCTGGGATTTTCAGGTAGTAGCCCTTCACTAGATATGTGGTAGGGAAAATGGGCGACAGGCGGGCCAGTTTTTGCTCCCGCCGCCCGATTCGGCAGAGCGTGATGAGTCATCGATGGGTGCACACATCTCGTCACCTAACCGCACTGGCCCCGAATTCATTGCTCAGTCTCCGCCGTTGTTTTTCCCGCCGGAGTTTCCTGGGTCGCAGTCGGGACTTCCCTCGCTGCCGTTTCCGCGACCACTGTTGCACTTGTCTCCCTTGTCACCGTCGTCACCCTTTGGGCCAACGATGCCGCAGATCACGCCGGAAGAGCCATCGGATCCGCTGATCCTGACGCAGTTGGCTTGATCGCCGGTAAGTTGGGTGACCGTAACCTTGCCCGCAGCTCCTGCCGGGCCCGCTGGGCCAGCCGGACCTGCCGGGCCTGACCCCGATCCGCCTGCCGGGCCTGCCGGTCCAATTGGGCCAGCTGGGCCAGCCGGGCCTGCCGGTCCGGGAGCGCCAGTGGCACCAGCGGCACCCGTCGAACCCTTCGGTCCCTTGATGACCTTGTCATTGTCAGGAACAACGAGACCGTACCGGCGGATCTCGCCCTTGAGGCACTTCTGGAACGGCTTCTCGGCCACAGCCCTCACTACGCCGGTATTCAGGTTGACGCAGATTGGACCGGCAATGCGCCGCCCCTTGTCGGTCGAGGACGATGATGCAACGCCGACTGTGACTAGCATCGCCACAGCGAACAGGGCGAGGATATTGATCTGCTTCATGCTTCTCCTTGGTTGGGTTTATAGAGATTATCTGGTTACGAAAAGATTCGGTGGGCGAACGCTGCGATGAAGAGAATGGCGGTGATCACGATCAGCCAGCGGATCTCCCGACTACCTGGGCCTAGCACGTTGTTCCGAGAGCTCGGCTCTGTCTCTCCTTGTAGAGCGCTCCATCGGCATGGCCATCAGCCATTGCGATCCTGTAGGTGTCGTCCATCGGCGTCCTGGGTCTACCGCGATGTGGGAATATCGGGTGCATGTGGCGCACGATCGAAGTCATTGCGAAGGCCCATTCATTTCTCTGCATGGCGGCATTGACGAGTTCCGTCTCAATCCACTGGTGGCTGTAGGCCTCGCAATAGACAATCCCAGGCCCATCATGCCAAGTGCCCCCGACTGAATCGATATATGTGCGGCGCACGACCGGGTGGGTGGAGTGCTTCCCTTTCATAACCAGGGGATTCGCCTGGTCATTCGTGCCGATCACTCCAGCACCCGTGCGCTCTGCCTGCTTGAGTACAGCGAGGTCCCAACCGGGCTCGAACTCTAGGTCGTCTGCCGCAAGCAGCACAAAGGGATTCTCGGTGATGGTGTAGCCGAGGTTCCATTTGCGGCTGGCGTCGCCGGGGCCTGGCTGCCATTCGACGATGTAGATATCGGCGTCGGTTGCTTCACAGGCTTTGAGTTGCTGGGTGTCGTCGGGTGACACCATGAACGTGATGGTGAACGGCACTGTCGTTGCCTTGTGGATGCTGGCAACCAAGGGCTGGGCATTCTGGGGCCGGCTTAGGACCGGGCAAATGATATCGATCAACCGTTCACCCGCTTTAGTAATGCAGCCTTATCAAGCCCATTGGGCCACTTCCGGCGCGTCAACTGAACCTTGCGGTCTTCGTACATGATCGACGCCAGATGGGAACCGGCATGATGCTGACCGCCGTCGTGGGTTACATAGCGCTGGTAGCGAGCTTCTCTGTCGGCCTCGCATGTCCAGCCGAAGTGGAGTATGGATCCAACCGGAGACCTCTGTAGTCGGTTCCATACTCCTACAAGGTGTGGCACCCTGCCGCACGCTAGCGCCCGGTCGGGCATGACCCAGTTCCTTCTCGTCTGGCGGTTCGTGTTGTGGTCTGGCGGAACCCAGTAGACAATCCCGATTGGGTGCGCTTGCCACCCTCCATCCTGGCGCACCGACAACCCCTTCTCGTCGGCCTTCCAGATTTCCTCCATATTCAACTGCCAGACTCCGGACGGATTCGGTCTCTCCACTGCGGCCCTGAGAGCCTTCCCGTCATCTATGAACTCGTCGGCATCGATGCTTAGAACGACATTGGGTTCCCCCTGCATCGTCCAATCCAAGAGGGCCTGGCGAGCTCGGCCCTCGTGCTCGAAGAAGACGCTGCGATCGTTTCGCAGGATCACGATCCTCTCGTCGTCGTACCAACCTATCTCCTTGAAGTCATCGGTCGACCCATCGTCGAGAACGCGAATCTCATCCACGAACTCGAGGAGGTGATCAAAGAACGGGCGGAGGTACCTGTCGGCCTCGTTCCTAATTATCACGCTGGCGGTAAATTTCATTTCCTACTCTCTTTCGGAACGATACCCTTCCCTCTAACAAGGTGCAGGTGCTCATTCCACCAGCTCCAGTAACCGTCGAACATGTCCGCAGGATAGGCCCCCCAATCACGCTGTAATCCTGGCTCCTGTTTGTAACCAGCCGTAAGCGATTCCCAGGGATCGAATGGGAGCTTGTCCAGCTCGCACATCTTGAGATCAGGTCTAATCCAGGCTCGCGGTGGGTAGGTGTTGTGCTGAAATTCCGTAAAACCGAACCTTCCATTCGGAACTGGTCGGGAAGCTCTGCGGAATGCCCGGGAACGCATCAAGCCGACACCTCCGATGTGGGAGCAGTCGTGGTTTACTCCGTACACGCCGTCCCAATCATCATCTGGCCGACCCGACATCCCGGCCTCCATACCTAGCAGATCTAGTGCCGGTTCAGCATCCATCACCGATGTCATGGCCTCGAGCCACCCGGGCGGCACAACAATGTCGTTGTCGATCTTCGCGAACACGTCTGCCTCGCGGCGATCGAGGAAGTGGAGCATTATCGCCACCGGCGATCCAAGATCGGTGGTCCGGAACTCGTTCTTCATCTTCAACTTGGTGGTGGCCCGGTGGAGCCACGTCCGATCCGGCTTGCTCGAGCCGTCGTCATAGACCACCAGCTTGTTGACGAGCTCCCAGTTGGTGTTCGCGATCAGCATTCCAAAGGTCTGCTTGGTGAACTCGAGCCGGCCCTTGGCGAGGTACAGGATATCCACCTTGTCAGCCATGATCTCGTACCTCCCGCGCCATCCTCAACGCCCTATCCCGAAAGTGCAAGTGGCCCTGTTGTTTCCACAGCCTGTTCGGGTCACTCGCATACGGCATGTCTTGCCTGGCCACGTCAACAAGCACCCTCGGAGTGAGCGTCGTGAAAATCCTGCAACTTTCTCTCAAAAACAACGGATCGTTCCTTCTCATTCCCGAGTGATAGTCGAAGAACCGTTGGAACGCCCTCTCTGGCGCGTCACGCTCAAAACAAGATCCAAATCCCACCATCGCCGAATCCGAGTAGTGCGTCCGGAACTCTGGTGGCATGTTGCAGACAATCGAATCAGGATGCTCGAAGTACGTCGTCAGCCCCTTCCCGAACTCGTCGTGCAAGTGCGTTCCCTCGTCGACGTATTCGTCCACGATCGCTTGCGGGTCGCTGACGATGACGTCGTCGTCCTGGCAGTAGATCAGATCGTGAGAGGCGTACTCGATCGCCGCGAAACGCGCATGGGGCCCGAGATCGGGAACTCCGCTGTATTGCACATCCACGAAGTTCTCCGCGTCG